AGAGACATCCTGCCATACCTTGCATGGACCAATATTTGGATCCATCGGGAGGGGCTTCAGAACCACCGCTGCCACTTCCGCCAGTGGCCAAGGAAGGTGCTAGACTCGTTGTAGGTGACAATGTGAGAAGATTGGTAGGCATGCTTGGAACTTCGACTGCTTCAGTTGGAGAGGGAGTGGGTGGAGGGGTCTCAGGAGTTTCAGCAGGCACAGGTCTTTCTGGTGGTGGCACAGTTACATCATCAGGAACAATCTCTCTTGCGCTTGATATGTCTGAACTCACTGACATGACAGCCACTATGGTGGGAACAGATGAGTTTATTGTTCTAGATGGTGGTGCAGATAGAAGAAAGGCCGCAAACGAAATCGGACTAAGTATCTTCAACAACGATGCTGGTTTCTCAACCACAACTGGTACTGTGACATCACACACAGTCAGTGCTGGTAATGGTTTGACAGGTGGGGGAACAGTCACATCTAGTGGAACGACAACGCTTAATGTTGGTGCAGGCACTGGTGTTACAGTTTCGGCTGACGCCGTTTCTATTGGTCAAGCAGTTGGTACAGGAAACAGCCCTACTTTTGCAGGGATGACCCTTAATGGAACGCTGACGCTAGGCTCAAATGTAATTAATGATGTAGAAGACATTTATCTTCGTGATAGAATTTTTCATGATGCTGACACAGACACCTACATCCAGTTCCACAACGGTAACGAATGGCGTGTTGTTGTTGGCGGCACAGAGAGATTAGAAGTTAAAAACGCATCTCCTCATGTTTTGGTTACTGGAACATTGAATGCAACAACCGATGTTCAAGTTAATGGAACTTCTGTAGCGACAAGTGCAGATGTAAATGGTAAAGCAATTGCATTCTCTATCGTATTCGGATAGTTTGCAAAACATATAAATAGTTCCAGAAAACAAAACAAACTGGAACTATTAACATGGCTAATCCTCGCTCAAGAACAGAATTAAAGAAATATTGCCTACGCAGATTGGGTCATCCAGTAGTTGAAATCAACATTGATGAAGACCAGATGCAAGATAGAATTGATGACGCTTTGGAGTTCTACCGTGATTATCATTTTGATGGCACAGAGAGAACTTTTCTAAAGCATCAAGTTTCTGCATCTGATATTACCAATGAATATATTTCTATACCAACTACAATTACTGGTGTCGTAAATCTGTTTCCAGTAGGAACAGGTCTAAACGCAAACAATCTATTCAACTTGCGTTATCAGATTACACTCAACGAAATTTATGACTGGGCGCATTCTCAGTTTCAAAACTATGTTTCCTCTATGGAGCGTATCGCTCTTATGGAAGAAATCTTTGTGGGTAAGCAACCATTACGCTTCTCTCGTCATATGGACAGACTATACATTGATATGGACTGGTCAGCGAGAGTAACAGCAGGCGAGTATCTCATTATCGAATGCTATCGTGTTATTGACCCCGACACATACACACAAGTATGGGGTGATTATTGGTTGCGTGGTTATTGCACACAACTCTTCAAAAGACAGTGGGGTGAGAATCTCAAGAAGTTTGAAGGTATGCAATTGCCTGGCGGTGTAACATTCAATGGTCAAACAATCTGGTCAGAAGCAGACGAAGAAATCAAAAGACTGGAAGAAGAAATTATTTCTAAATTCTCTATGCCTGTAATGGACATGATTGGATAAATGACTAATGGCAACAAATCTCTACTTCAATAACTTTGGACATTTTGGACAGCAAAATCTACTTGAAGACTTAGTTATTGAGTCTATCAAGATATATGGATATGACTGTTACTATATTCCAAGAACACTAGTCAAAGAGGACTTTCTCTTTGGAGAAGATGTGCTGTCTAAATTTGATGAAGCATATGAACTTGAAATGTATATCAAGAATGTTGAAGGATTTGAAGGAGAGGGTGACTTCCTATCTAAATTTAATGTGGAGATTCGTGACGAAATTACATTTACTGTTGCAAAGAGAAGATGGAAACAAGAGGTTGATGAGACACAGTTAATTGCACAAGAACATGGTGAAAATGCAACTCGTCCACTAGAAGGCGATTTGATTTATTTCCCAC